ATAATTCACCATTGCCACTAAATAGACAAAGAACAATAATCACTTTCCACATCAGTATCCCCCATTTCCATTACCGTTTGTAAACTTAATTTCTCTTGTTGCATCTTTTAATTTTTCAACATCTTTTTCGAGCTGATCTACCATTTCTTCTAAATGTTTAATCATAATCTTCGTATCAGCATTTTCATCTAAGGTTGCTTGTTGTTTTTCAACTTGTCCTGATAAGAATTCTAATAACATATATTGTTCGTCATCAGCGGGTAAGTTACCCATTAAACCTCTGGGCCATTTAATTCGAAACTCTGTATTTAACTCTACATCTTTTTCCATTAGCTCTAATCGAGTAGAGTGTTGATTTAAAGTTTCGGTGATACCGAAATAGGCGTATACACCCACGGCCACCGATGCCACGATTGCCAATAAATTTCTAATAGGCATTCCAATAGTTGTATCGCTACTGACGTTCACTTAACACCTCCAGCGTTTACGAGCCTGTCTTAATCTTGAATTGGGATCTTTTGCTGCTTTGGGAAATTTTTTCATTTGACCCGCTGATCGTGCACAGAAAGATTTTCTTCTTTTGGCAGCTTTACTTCCTGGCTTTACTTTTCCTGTGACTGCTGTTTTTAACTTCGAACCAGGATTTTCTTTTCGGTATCGAGCGACACCGGCTTTCGTCATTCCCGCCCCTTGTTTAGTGGGGCGGAAATATTTTTTAGTTTTTGGTGGTTGCTTGTCCGCCATTATGCACCTGTAAAGAATACAGTACAAGTTGTGTTAACAGTCGTCACACTCAGATTGGTTTTGAATAGAACACCTTGTTCAGCAATATTCATTGCCACGTCTGATGTACCACCAACAACGGCTACGTTGAATTTTGCAACGCCACCATCACTGAATGTTACAGTGCCATCACTACCAGTTGCACCTGTACCAACAATAAAACCTTTGAGACGAGCTCTTGAGGCATTGATTACAGTAGTAGCATCTGCTCCTGCACCTTTAACACTTACATCACTATCGTAGGCCATGATTTACCCCCTTACGATAAGTTGTTGTTCTGAACGTACTCAACTGTTGCTGTGAAAGTTCCTGTTGTTGCGTCTTCATCACCATTGGTTGTTGTAGCAATAACTTGAACATCTGTGTTTCCTATATCAGTAGCAGTTGCAATCGCAGCGATGTTCATTGTTGTTCTTGCAGCTACTTGAGCGTTTGCTGCTACAGTGAAAGCAACAGCGTTTGCTGAAGTACCAACAGAAACAGTTGAAGCATTAGTTGCATCAGAAACTTCTGTGATATCTAATTTAACATCAACAATTTGTGAATTAGCAGGGATTGTTCCAACAGTGAATGTTGTTGAATTACCTGTCATTACTCCTGATACAGATTGTACCATTTTAGTAAAACCAACGTTTTTAACATCAGTTCCTACAGTTGAACCTGTAGTGTCTTTAATTGTTCCGGCCTTAATTGGTCCAGAAAATGTAGTTGTTCCCATGTCTACCTCCCTAAATTTAGTAGTCTCTTTCGAGTCCTGGGGTTAATAAAGTTTTATTTATACCATAAAAAAAGGGGCATTAAAGCCCCTTTTAATATTAGTTATGTTTCAATGCTTATGCACCAGATGTACCGAATACACAACGTGGATCAGAGAAACCAAATGAGTATCTCTCTCTTGCTTTGTATCGGATGTTACCTGTGTCAAAGTCACCTTCCATCACTGTCTTTAACGGAGTTCTTGTAAAGTGTTTGAATCCGTTAGGAGCATCAGTTTTGATGTAGAAAGCATCAGCGTCAGTTAAGTAGTGGTTAACGACATAGCCTTCAGGAATCATTGACATGTTTCTGATTGCGTTGATGTCGTTATCTGCTGTGCCAACTCTTAAAGTAGAGTTCATTAGTCTGTCAGCAGTGAACTGTAACTGTCTTGGTACGATTAGTTTCATACCTTTGATAGCTGTTCTTAGGCCTCTCTCATCTCTGAAATCAGCGATGTCGATAAGTGCCTGCTCAAGTGATGTTTCGTTCAAGTCACTGTCTGTTGACAATCTGTTTTGTAAGAAACCACCAGATTGTAATGGGTGTTGTGTATTGATAAGTGATACACCGTCACCACCAGGATTAGATCCTGCAGCGCCAGCAGTAGCAAAAGCGTTGTTAAGAACTGCAGCAGCTTTAACTTGCTTTGTGTTTGCCATTGAACGAGCAAGTGCTCTTGTGTATCTAGCAGCGAGTCTGTCGTAAAGGTTGTCCTCTACAGCTTCCTCAGTGATAGAGAATGCAAGTGCAATTGTATCGTGTGTATAACGAGCTGTGAAAGTTTCGTTAGCTGTATCGAAAGCTACGCCCTCACCTTCTTGTTTGGTGGGTGCAGTTCCGAAACCTGCTAACATCACTTCTTCTTCAAATGCTCTGTCAGATGACTCAGCATCAAAGATCTCAGCGTGTTCGTTATCATATCGTGCGTATTCCAAGCCGAACAGAGCGTTCAAACCTGGCTCTAACTCTTTAACGAGTTGACTTCTTGATATAGCCATAGTTTAACCTCCTATATGCCTGCGGTATTAGCACTGTATAAGTGCTTGTTGAACTTAATCACGATGTTAGCGTTGTTAGCAGTAAGATCTGAGTTCTCAGGATCTCCTGAAATACCAACAATTTTAACAGCAGTATCAGCACCAGTTGAGAAAGTCTCACTGTTTACTTCTGCTTTTGATGTTCCACTGTGTGTAGAACCGGCAGTGTAAACTAAGTTAGCGGTTTCACCAACGTTAGCTAATGTCATTGCACCAGATACTTGAACTTCAAATAACTGGTTCGGATCGTCTTGTACGAAAGCTTTGATAGTACCGTCGTAGCTTGAAGTGTTAGCTGCGTGGTAGTTTGACCATATTGGTTTTCTTGTGTTCACGTCAACGTATTGAACGCCGTTGAAAACACCTACTACTACGTCTGCAACACCATTAGCAACTTCTACTGTACCACCAGCTACCATCTCCACAGGATCTCCCTGGAAGATTGAGGTCGCATAACCGTTGGCAACAAGGTATTGAGTCTGACCGTTTGTTGACGGACCAGAACCTTGCATTCTTACGGCTCTGAAACCAAAAGGGGCGTCTTGATTTGCCATGTTAATACTCCTTTAAAAGTATGTGTTGTTAGTAAGTGTTACGTTTAGGTCAGAAAAAAAATTATTCACTTTTTTTCGAGCCACCGAACGTAACTCTAGTTTGTCGCTCGGGCTTATTGATCGGCATTGAAGGGTGTTGTTCCTTTAGAAGATCGTTGTCAACAGCATCCTGTTGATCATGAGCTAGTTGAGAGTAATATTCATTTCTCTCTTGTGCGATCTCTACCGGCACCTTTGCCAATAATAGTCCACCAACAGATACCACTCCTGCGTGCTTTCCTTCAGCTTCACTAGGAAAATCAAAATCAGGATATTCGTCTGCTCGAACAAGTTCATAACCTTGTCTGAGTCGACCGATAACGTTTTTGTTATCTTCGTATCCTCTTACTGATTCCCTAATCCATCTGAATTTAAAACCCTCAGGTGGTTCTGGTGTATCAAGCGAGCTTGGTAGCTGCCAATGTTTTTTGCGTGCTTCTTTATCCCTTGTGGATGCAGATCTAGGTGTCTTATCTACCATAATGTTACCTCCTCTGTAACTTTAGTTTTTCCGACGCATATTGTTCGTTGGAAAGACCAAGTCGTTTTGCGATAGCCGCTTCTGAACTTGACAACTTAACTACGTTGCGTCCTGTGCCTCTGTTTCGATGTGCGCTTGCCACAGTCTGGACGGGGATGAAGAATTTTGTTCAAACTTATGAGGAAGATTTTCCCTCATACGTTTATCAATCTCACTATAATAGTAATCTGTGCGTGGATCAACACCTTGATTAACTAAATCTTCGTGAATTGCGTAAGCAACGTTGGTCATCACCTTGTCAGTGCCAAACCATTCGTTTTCTGAAGCCCATGCTTCTGCTTTTGGGTCCTTTACAGGCTGTTGTTGTGGAACTTTTGGTATTTCCACTTCTCTTTCCTGCTTGGGAGCCTTCGCTAAAGCCTCTTGTTGGGCTTTCATTTGCTCATATTGACCTTGTTCTGCACCTAATCGTCCAATTTCTAGTTGTGCATTAGCAACAGCGTCGTAATCCTGGTCTTCCATTGCTTTTTTAAGCTTGGCTTTTGCAGCTTCCATCGAACCTGTTAAGCGTCCACCCATCTCGGTCACATAACCACT